CGATTTGATTGCCGGCAAACCCGCTACTGACGGCTATTCCGGCGGAACAACAGTTGAACTTTCCGCACTCGATGCGCAGGCAGACATCAATTCATATTTGGAATTTTTAAATTCCCAGCCAGAACTTCTTGCCGGTGATCGAAACAATACTTTTTATCACCTCGCTTGCGAAGGTAAAGATTCCGGACTCACCCGCAAAACCGTGCTGGGTATGCTTACAGCCTACAACCAAGAAAAAGTCAGACCACTTTTAGAACAGTCTGAAATTTCACACTGCGTAAATTCTGCGTTCAAATATTCAAAAAATAAAACAGCTGTAAGATCAGTAGCCGCAGACTTCGCGCCTGAAAAATCAGATAATATTTTGCCAAAAAAATTAACCGATGAAGAAGCGAAAAAACAATTTGAAGAAGTGATCGACTGGCGCGATAGTTTAATCAAGAGCGCCAAGGGCATCGTCTCGCGCACTAATTTTGGCACAAAAAATACTGAAATATTCTTGGATAATTTACCAAACCTTCGCGATAAATTAGCGGTGAATTTATTTTCAATGGACACAATTTGGAGACGTCCGGCACCGTGGCACAAGCCGACGATTCTTACCGGTGAGATTGACAAAGTTTTAGATGACGACGATTTAATCAGAATGCGTGAAGCATTAAACCAAGTTGGATTTGACCCAACCACCAGCCACGTTTTAGAGGCCAGCCGTGCAGTGTCACTGCGAAATGAATATCACCCTGTCAAAGAATATTTTGAGAAGCTGCCTGTTTGGGATAACGTCGCAAGGCTGCAAGGTTTTTTTCCGGAATTATGTGGTGCTGAAGATTGCGCTTATTCGCAACAACTTGGTGTGAAAATTTTCACTGCAATTGTTGCGCGCATTTACAATCCGGGCTGCAAATTCGATTACCTACCAATCTTAATTGGTGAGCAAGGGATTGGTAAATCAACCCTGCTCGAAGCAATCGCAATCAAACCTCAATGGTACACCGACAACCTCGGTGCCATTGATAACAAAGACGTAATTTTACGCATGAGATCAAAGCTAATCGTTGAAAATGCAGAGCTGACGATGTTCGACAAGAACGACCCCAACACAGTGAAAGCGTTTTTGTCACGCCGAGTTGATCGTGACAGACTGCCATACGACCGCTTACCACGTGACTTGCCGCGTCAGTGCATAATTTTTGCGACCACCAACAAAGACAGATTTTTGCAAGACGAAACTGGCAATCGCCGCATGTGGCCGATCGAAGTGACCAAGATTAATTTGCCCGGTGTTAAGAAAATTTTACCTCTGCTTTACGCTGAAGCAATCGCAAGATTCAAAGCAGGCGAAGCCTTATATTTGGACACTGTAGAAGCACACAATATTGCAGTCACCAAGCAAGAAGAGCGCTACAATTCGGATGATTGGGAACCAAAAGTTGAAGAATGGATTGACGAACACAAACACCGCAAGCTCACAATTGGCATGGTTTGGGAGGGTTGCTTTCTTGGCAACATCACACATTGCGGATTCCGCGAACAAAAACGCATCGGCTCGGTTCTACGTCGGCTGGGATGGGTGCGGTCGTCAATTCAAATCGACGGAAAAATTCATTCGGGGTTTAAAAAATGATAACACATAAAGAAGTTATTGAAACGATTACTAGAACCAGACTAGGGCTTCGCAGAATGTCAGAATGGGGCGGTCAATGGAAAACAATGGCTAAAGCTATCGATGATAACATGAATGAGATAGACCATTTTGTCGAGCAAGGTGTGAAAGATTACCAAGAATTGAAGCAAGCACTTGCTATCGAGCGGGCGATTAACCGCGAATTACAAAAACAAATTGGGCAGCTCACTTGCCGCAAAACTTTTTGATGGTTAATACATGACTAAAGAAGAATTGATTCAAAGATTAAGAAAGATTTCTGAAGAAGAAAAACAGAAGCTTCTTTATTGGTTGAATTTTGAATGGGATGAGGAGTCCCTAGGTTAAAACATGTCAAGCAATTTATTTTAAAATATTTTTAATTTAGTTGTTGACATAAAAGAATTTACTGTTAGATTCTTTTACAAGAAATCTTCTTAGTGGATCGCTCCACACGGAAAAATTTCTGAAGGTTAAGTCAGCGGACTTCGAGTGATAGAGGGAAACGCACACCGGAAACAAAGCAGCACGCCGCCCCTTAAAAGCGGAAACTTGGGCCAGTAACATAAAGAGTGACAAACAGGTACCTCGAAAGGTAGGAGGGGCTGACTTAATCGAGAAATATTTTTTGTGGGTGAAAGCCAGCCCTATTCGGAATGGCTTGACACGAGGAGAGACTGAAAAATTAACAACACGAAACGACGCGTAAAACATGGAATTATCTTTTGAAAACGGCCATTACTATATTACCTGCGAGTTCAAGCAGCGCGAAGCCGTGAAGAAGATGGGCTTTAAATGGTGCGTAGAAACCAAACGTTGGTTCACAAATAATTGGGCTGTTGCTGCGGCATCGCCAGCAAAAAAACCTCACAACCTCGAAGCGCTCACAAGCAACGTCGCGAAATCTTACAAAAAAAATCCCGAAGGCGTCGTTAGAAATTCTAAATTGATGCCATTTCAAAGCGCAGGTGTTGAAGAAATTTTGTCAAGAAAAAATATCTTACTCGGCGACGAACCCGGCTTAGGTAAAACTGCTCAAGTAATTTCTTACCTCAACATCGCGCAACTGCCTCCAAAACATCGCGTCTTAATTATTTGCCCTGCATCGCTCAAACTAAATTGGGTGCGTGAGTTCCTTAAATTTGGCACCGCTGGAAATTATTATATCAAAGTTTTATCCCACGGCAAAGACAAAATTCAAGGCCGATCAATCGTCACCGGTACACCGCACAACGTAGTCATTGTGAACTACGACCTTCTCAAATCCAAATTTATTTTCGACCAACTCCACGATTTCAAAGCAACGATTGTGGTTTGCGACGAAGCGCATTACCTCAAGAATGCAAAAGCTTTACGTTCCAAAAATACCGCCACATTGGTTAAACGCGCCACTGAAAAATCTTTTATGGTGACTGGCACCCCGCTTGTGAATCGCCCGATTGAGTTGTACAATATTCTCAAAATGATTTCTCCGGAAACGATGCACCCATTTGAAGACTATCGCCGTTACGCGTACAGATTTTGTGCCGCACACAACGGAAGATGGGGCTTTGATGTCAGCGGTTCGAGCAATGAAGAAGAGTTGAACATGAGATTGCGCGCTACCTGCATGATTCGCCGCACAGCGGACGAAGTATTGCCACAATTACCGGAAGCCTTCTTACAAATCCTGCCATTCGAGCAAGACAAACACACCAAAAAAATCGTTGAGCAAGAATTCAGATTCACTTTTGAAGACTTAAAAAAGCACCCTGAAAAAGGTGAGATTGGTGACTTGGCAAAACTCCGTCACGATTTGGCGTTGGCAAAATTACCAACCTCAATCAGCGTGATTAAAGACTTACTCGACAGCGTGAAAAAAGTAATTGTGTTCGCGCACCATCGCGACGTCATGGATGGTTTGATGTTAGGGTTGGCGGAATTTAAACCGGTCAATTTATCCGGCGGCATGTCACCTGAAAAGAAACAAAAAGCGGTAGATGCTTTTCAAAACAACCCGGAAGTGAGGGTGTTCGTCGGTCAGATTCAAGCAGCTGGCGTCGGCATCACTTTAACCGCAGCTTCTAACGTAGAATTTGTGGAAACGAGTTGGGTGCCGGGTGAGATCGACCAAGCGGTGAAGCGTGCGAAACGTATTGGTCAACACTCACACGTCACGGCTCGCTTTCACATCGTGGAAAAAAGCTTGGATGAAACCATGCTGAAGACCGCGTTCGACAAGCTCAAAAATATTAACAAAATTTTAAACTAAAATGGAAGAGAATGCCTTAGTCGGAGGGGAGATCGAAGCCCCACAAATCCCAATAATAAAAATTTCTAACACCCACAGAAAATTACTTGAAAGACTTCAGCCAAACCGCATTGGTAGGGTGAAGATTATTCAGAAACCAAAAACGGAATTGATTCCAATTTGGGAACGTCGCGGTCAAACTGAAGATCAATATTTTAAAAGGAGCAAATAAAATGGACATAGAATTTAAAGACGTACCCGGATTGATGAACCTCTTCAAGAGTTTTTTTCCGGCGCATTTCCACATCGCTTTTAAGTGGCAACCAATGGATGTCGTCTACAATAATGAGGGCCACACCAAGCGGGTTCAAGTGATTAACGTAAAAGTTAATGACACCCAACGGGGTGGCGAAGGCGAAGAGAATTGGCTGTTAGAATATGCGAGCACGTTGCTGACGCAGCCGAAAGAAATGGACGAGTGTGCTAAACGTTGGTTAAAAAGTTTCGCGGAAGTGAAACGAAAATCTACGCTTGACATCCTCGGTCATAAGGGCGTGACGATTCCAGAACCGTCAAGAATTATCCACTAACAATTAAAAAACAATTAACATGAACTCAAAAGAAATCGCAGAAATGATTACCGTAGCCAACCAATGCGAGGCTAAACTTGAAGGAATCCGTATGGAATTTCTTGCTCAAATAGTAATCAACACCAATGAGATCGTCGCAATTCTACGCTCTCAAGTACCGGGTGCTCAAATGGAACTGCCTTTGCAGCCACCAGTTGCACCAAAAGTTGAAGAACCAGCCGCACCGGTAGTTGCAAAACCCGCTGCAAGTAAAAAACCTGTAGTGGCTAAAGCCGCACCAGTTGCGCAACCAGCTCCGGCCGTAGTTGCGAAACCATCAGTTCTTGGCACCGCCAAAGCTGAAGTTAAAGCACCAACAAAAGACGAAGTTATGACTGCATTAATCAACTTCATCGGCAATCACGCTGAAGGCGAAGAAGCAGGCGAAGAAGCTCTTGGCGTAATGCTGAAAGAGCTTGGTAACTACAACCAATTCCCTGAAGTACCGGCTGATAAATACGCCGAACTTTTGGAAAAAATTAATCAAGCATAAGCCATGACCCAACATTCAAAATTAGGGGCTTCATCGGCGTCACGCTGGTTAAACTGTCCGGGTAGCGTAAAGCTATCCGAGACAGTGCCACCGCAACCATCAAGCGAATACGCCTTGGAAGGTACTGCGGCACACAAGCTTGCCGAAATCTGCATCATAAAAAATAAAGAGCCGGAAGATTTTATCGGCGAAGAAATTGAATTGATCGACGAAGCGCAATTGAAAGAAGGCAAGAAACAAATCACGTACGAAGTAACCGAAGATATGGCTGAAGCCGTTGAGGTGTACGTTGATTACATTCGCAAGCAACGCGGCGAATTGAATATTGAAATGCGTTTTGATTTGAGCCACATCGAACCCGGAATGTTTGGCACCAATGACGCTTGCGTTTACTACAAACTTCTCGGAATGCTTGAGGTAATTGATTACAAACATGGCGCCGGAATTGCTGTTAGTCCTGTAGAAAATATGCAGCTTGCGTACTACGGAATTGGCGCGGCAAAGATTTATGAATTACACCCAAACACCACGATCAAGTTGACCATCGTGCAGCCACGCGCTGCGGGTGAGCCGATCAAATCTTGGACGACAACCGTGGGTTACTTAGAAAATTTTGCGAAGAAATTAAAAGCAGGAGCGAAAGCAACCCGTGCAAAAAATCCAAAGTTTGCTGAAGGTTCTTGGTGTAGGTTTTGTGCAGCGCAGGCAATTTGCCCGCAGCTTCAAAAGAAAAGTTTAGAAGTTGCGCAAGCAGAATTTGCAGACGACGGCGCAATTATTTTACCGGAACCTGAAACAATGTCCAAGGTTGATATTGCGAAAGTGTTAGGCTTCTCAAACACGCTTGGCTCCTGGCTCAAAGCGGTTAACGTTTTTGCTCAAGGTATGCTTGAACGCGGCGAGAAAGTCGAAGGCTACAAATTGGTTAAGAAAAAATCGAATCGTAAATGGAATACCAGCGAAGAAGCTGTTGTCGGAAATCTTTCTCATTTATTGGGAATGCCCGCGTCAGCTTTTTACAACGCTCCAAAATTAAAGTCTCCGGCTCAAGTCGAAAAGCTGAAGGCTGACAAGAATTTGGTAGCCTCACTTTGTGAGACGCCAGATAACGGTAACACTATGGCGTCTGTCGAAGACAGAAGGCCGGAAGTTTTGCCGTCAATTCAATCTGATTTTTCGGTAATCGAATTTTCAGAATAACCTTAATAACACGTAAAAACATGTCTAATCCTAAAACTCCAGTGGGTCGCATCAGCTTCCCAAATTTACTAAAGCCAAAGTTAAACGATATGAACCCAGCTGCTCCAAAAATGGAGTACTCGGTTGATCTTTTGTTTGACAAGAACACTGATATTTCAGCGATTCAAGAGGTGATTAATCAAGCCATCGGAAATAAATGGGGTGCTAAACCACCAAAAGGTTTGCGCTCTCCTATCAAAGACGGTGATGGTGTGAAGCCAATGACTGGTGAACCTTATGGTCCGGAATATCACGGCCATTATTTCATCACGTTAAAGAACACACGCAAGCCGGGTGTCGTTGACGCATCTAACCAACCGATCATCGGCGAAGAAGAAATTTACGGTGGCTGTTTTGGCCGCGCGAGTTTCAACGCTTTCGCTTATGAGAAGGGCGGCAATAAAGGTGTGAGCCTTTCGCTAATCAACTTCCAAAAAGTTAAAGACGGCGAAGCATTTGGTTCAAGTCGTGTTGACGCTGAATCAGACTTCGACGTTGTTGACGAAGAAGCTGACAACGAAGCCAACTACGTTGCACCTGCTAAAAAGAAATCAATTTTAGGCTAACCACATTATGATCTACCTAGATTTTGAAACTAGATCAGAGGCGGACTTAAAAAAGACCGGTGCTTGGGTGTATGCGCAACATCCAAGCACCGAGATTCTTTGTCTCGCTGCAAAATTTGACGACAGCCCCGTCAACCTTGTAACCGGCAAGCAGTTGCTCACCGCAAAAATTCTGCGGCAGAACCACAACGCCCCGCTTTACAAGATGATTGTTGAAGGCACAGAAATTTTCGAGGCGCACAACGCATTCTTTGAAAAAGCAATCTGGCGCAACATCATGGTCAAACGTTTTGGTTGGCCGGATATTCCAGACCACCGCTGGCGTTGCTCGGCTTCGGTTGCTGCATACCACGCATTACCTCGCGGATTACAAACCGCTGGCGCCGCATTAAACCTCGACACGGTGAAAGATGTTGAAGGCAAACGCGTCATGCTTCAGCTCTCAAAACCGAAACCAAAGACCGGCGGGTTTATGAAAGAAGATGAGCACGCAGATAAATTCCAAACTCTTTATGATTACTGCAAAGCCGACGTTGACGCAGAGCACGCCTTATCCAAACGACTCGGACACTTGCCCTCACGCGAATTAGAAATCTGGCAGCTCGATCAAAAAATAAATTCTCGCGGGGTCTATGTTGATCGTGAAGCAGTGGACGCCGCGCTAAAAATTCTCGCTGAATATTTGGGCAAGCTGACAAAAGAAGTAGAAGAAATCGGCGAAGGTTTTTTTCAGACAGTAAATCAAAGAGCTAAAGTAATGGAGTGGTGCAAGCTGCAAGGCGAGTCAGTCACTGCTTACGACAAAGCCTACCTCGCTGACACTATAAAAAATATCAAGAACCCAAAAGTAAAACGCATCTTGGAAATTCGCCAAGCACTTGGCAAAACCAGCACCGCAAAATATGAGGCGATGAAAAATTCATCTGCCGCTGACGGTCGCATTCGCGACGTGCTTATGTACCACGGGGCTTTGACCGGTAGATGGTCAGGCAAGTTGGTACAGTTCCAAAACCTACCTCGCGGAAATATTAAAGACATGGCAACCGCCATCAAACTAATCAAGCAAGGCAGCGCCAAGCGTATCGAAATGTTACACGGCAACGTGATGACTTTCATGTCGGCTGCAATTCGCGGAATGATCTGCGCGCCTGAAGGTAAATTATTAGTCGTGTCTGACTTTGCTGCAATTGAAGCTCGCGTTCTTGGCTGGCTTGCTGGCAGTGAGAAAATGCTGAAGCAATTCCGCAATGGCGAAGACCTCTACAAAGACATGGCTTCCAAGATTTATCACGTGCCAGTTGAAGAAGTTACCAGTGAACAAAGACAACTCGGTAAAGCTGCAATTCTCGGTGCTGGCTATGGCATGGGTCCAGATAAATTTTTGCAGACCTGTTTGAGTTGGGGCATCCAAGTTCACGAAGGCTTGGCACGCACGGCGATCAACACTTACCGCACAACTTACGGTCAAGTGCCGCAATGCTGGTGGGACCAAGAGAAAGCTGCACATGCTGCGGTCCGTACGCGTCAGAAAATTATTTGCGGACGCATCACTTGGTTCATGGAAAACGGATTTTTGAAATGCAAATTACCGAGTGGACGTTGCCTACATTACTACGCGCCGAAGTTTGAGCAACGCAATGCCGATTGGGGCGGCGGTTGGGAGTTAACTTACCTTGGCGAGAAGATGGGCAAGGCATACCGCATCGGTACCTACGGCGGAAAGCTGGTCGAGAATATCGTTCAAGCAATTGCGCGTGATCTCATGGCGGAAGCAATGCTGCGTGTTGAAGCCGCAGGTTTTGAAGTTGTGCTTTCAATCCATGACGAATTGGTCGCGGAGTTTAACCCTCTGACAATTAAAGTGCATGACGAAGATTTATTTAGTGAAGAAATATTACTCGATAAATTTGAAAGCCTCATGGCCGAAACACCTGATTGGGCTTTAGGCTGTCCAGTTGAAGCCAGCGGTTGGGTGGGAAAACATTACAAAAAATAGTATGCAAGAAATTATGATTACGAAATGGAAACGCAACGGTGAGTACAGCTCTTTTGTAATAATTGCCAACGCTGAAATTTCTGATGAAGACCTTAAACAGTTGGAGTCAGGGCCAGTGTCAACAATCGTTTTAGCTGATTTAGATAATCAGCAAATTTTTAAATCTCTAACCCTTAAAAAATAAAAACATGATCTACTTCATTGACTCAAAAACTGGCGAATTAAAGCAAG